TTTACTGCATTGATATCATTGTCAGCTGTTCCAGTTCTACCTTGAGATTTCATCAATCTCTCTGCATTAAATTGGTTTTCAGGTGGAACAATCATTTTAACGCCTTTAGCTGCTATTAAAAGTCCACGTTCATCAGTCATTTCTCCAATATCGATTAGAGATTGTTCTAATGAAGTTTCATTTAAGTCAGCTTGCGTTGCCAATGTGTTCGCAAATGAGCCACTTAATGTAGTGTGCGACGTGTTAAACAGAGAAACACCATCACCAGAATCAAAAGCATCCGTTGAAGGAAGACCGTTGATTAATGGAGCTGCTGCTTTAACTTGTTTAGAGTTCGCCATGGATCTCGCCAAAGCTTTTGTGTATCTAGAAGCAAGTCTGTCGTAGAGGTTATCTTCGATAGCTTCTTCAGTGATAGCAAATGCTAGAGCTACTGTCTCATGAGTGTAACGAGCTGTGAAGGTTTCTTGTGCATCATCAAATGCTACACCTTGACCTTCGCCTTTTACTTGCGCGTTTCCGAATCCTGATAACATAACTTCCTCTTCGAAAGCTCTGTCAGAAGATTCTATATTGTAGATTTCAGCGTGTTGGTTTTCGTATCGCTTGTACTCCAGTCCGAATAAGGCATTCAAACCTGGTTCAAGCTCTTTTACTAACTGCGCTCGTGATATTGCCATGTTCTATTCTCCTTATGCTGCTGTCATTACAAACTGATTAGTCCGTTGATTTGCTACAACAACGATATCACAGCCAGCTGCTGTAACATCTTCTTGATTTGGAACTTCGCCGGATCTTACTAATCTCCAGGCATGTCCATCATTAGTTGCTGCAATGTTCAGAGTATCTTGAGAAGAGCCTTCATAGCCAGATCCACCATTATTAACATTATTCGTGTTAATTGTGTAAGTAGCTGTAGCTGCAGCTACGGAAGCTCCGACTGCTGCATCTGCTCTAATCATATATTCTTGAAACGGATTATCATTTACGAAGATCACACCATCGCTGTTACCTGTGTTTGGGTTTGTAGCAAAAGTTTGACTTGCTGCTACAGAATTTGCCCACGTAGGCTTTTTGCTAGTTCCATCGATGTAAAATACACCATTAGAAACTCCAGCGCAAAGATACGGAGTTCTTGCATCGCCATCCCAAGAAGCACCACCAGTTTTTCCATCATCCATAGTTGCTGGTGAAAGACTTTGGAAATATCCATCGTCGCCATCAGTATGTTGTGGTCCAACCGGTTCGCCTTTTAAGATACGAACACCCAAACCTGACACGATAGCGTACTTAGATTGTCCTGAAGTCGCAGGTGTATTACCTAACGTTTCAATCGCTCTAAGGCCGTATCCTGTTGTGTTTGTGTTAGCCATAGTTGTTTTCTCCTAAATGTTCATAGTTTTACCTATGAACGGTTAATTTATTCGATAGTAGGGAATTGGTTGTTATCCCGAGAAAATTAACTTTTCTTTGTACCACCGAAGGTTACACGAGATTGTCGATCAATATTGATCGGCATACTCTTATGCTGCTCCCTCATTAGATCGTTGTCTACTGCTTCGTTCATACCATCCGTACGTCTTTTAATGTACGCGGTACGTTGAGCTGCGATCTCGTCAGGTACCTTTGCAAGCAAAAGGCCACCGACCCCAATTACCCCCTTGTATTTTCCAGTATCTAATACTGGGTAATCAGAAGAGTTCTCGACTTCTTCGGCTCTAACTAATTCATAACCAGATCTTAATCTGCCTTGAATATTCTTAGAATCGTCGAATCCAAGAGATTCTGCTCTGATCCATCTGTACCTGAATCCATCAGGCGCAGGGGGTGCATCTAGAGAAGATGGAGGAACCCACACTTTTGGTCTTTCAGTTTTTGACCGTGTTTGGTTCGCACGAGAAGTAGTTGTCTTAGTTTCTTTGTTCATACGCTATACCTCCTTCGTGAGTTTTAATTGTTTTGCGTAGTCTTCGAGTGGCACACCTAATTTTTTCGCGATAGCGACTTGTGAAGGCGTGAGTTTCACAGTTTTGCGACCAGGTTTTACACTTCGATTTGCCGAAGCCACCGACTGAACGGGTCTAGTCGTTTGTATATTATCACTTTTACCAAATTTATGAGGAAAGTCAACACGCATTCTTTTATCAACTTCGTCATAGTACTCGTCAGATTTAGGGTCATACCCTTCCTTTTCAACTAGATCCTTATGGATTTCAAAAGCAGTAAAGGTCATAGCTCGGTCTTGACCGAACCATCTATTCTTTCCTGCCCAATCTTCCGCTTTAGGGTCACTTGGTTGTTGATAAGGTAAATCTCTTGGAGCTTGTTCCGGTAATTTACCACCGTCAGATAGTTTGACGTTTTCTTCTCTACCTTCTTTTTGTTGCTGCATTCTCGCATTCTCAAACGCTAATGTCGCAATTCTTTTGTTAGCCTCAACTTGAGCTTTCGCGTCTCCACTTTCAATAGCACCGGCCAATTCTCGTTGCGCCGCTTCCATGCCAGTTTTGACATTGGTCTCAAATCTTTTCCAGTAATCAGTATCCAGCTTACTAAATTTACGCTGATCTACTTGACGCTGGCTTTCTAAAGCTCTTGCGTATTCGGTTGCAGAATCCCTTTGGCGTTCTGCTTCTCGCATTTTCCGAGTTAGCTTAGCAATTCTTGATTGAACTCCTTTGCTATACTCTTCGAGTTTAGAGTCTTCTTGTTTCTGTTCTTTTTTTATTTCCTTAACGGTTTCTGGTTCTTCGGGCTTGGTCTCTGTTTCCTTTGTTTCTTGGTCTGGTTCCGTCATTGTGACAGTAGGCTCTTTTTCTTTAGTGTCTACTTCTGATTCATCTTTTTCTTCAGGAACAATTACTTCAGCTCCTGGCCCAGATGTATCAAGAGGAACAGTCTTCTGTTCTTTTTCTAATGGTTGTTCATTAGCATTCTCTGTGGGCATAGTTTCCTCCTATGTTAAAATGCATGAAGAATATCCTTTGGATCCTTCACGGTTGCTAAAATTTCATCTTCATTAAGAAGACGAATCTCTCCACCTTCAATATTAATACGCGATCCCGCGTAACGCGCAAAGACAACCCAATCGTTGACCTTGCACCATGGACCATCAGGATATCTCTCTTTATCCCTATAACATTGTGGTCCCATTGCTAAAACTAATCCACATTGGGACGCCACTTGTTGACGTTCTAATGCGCTTTCAGTTATTAACACTCCCCCTTCTGTTTTATCATTCATTTTGAATGGTAAAACAATAATTCTCCAGCCTGTTGGTTTTGGTAATTTTTCTGTTTGTTCCTTGTACTTTTCTTCTAAAGCGTACTTAGGTTTTTGGTTTGTCTGTTGAGTTTCCTTTTGGGATTTCAACGATGTTTCTTCTTTGGTCATAAGGCTCCTTTTCATCAAGCAGGTTAGAGATTTCCTGTTTCACTGATTCCAGTGCGTTTATCTGTCCTATTATATACTTATATGTTTCCATGTTGTCAACCCCACCTGAAGTGATGGACAATGACATAGCTTGGATGCGTCGTTCTAAAGCCCGACGAAGTTTATATATTATGTTTTCCAGATCCATTTATTAGTTTACTATAGTATTTCTTTAAACTTTCATTTCCAACTTTTACTCCACCTAATTTTCCAGAGATATAAGAGCCATTATAAGGCTCACTTACACCACTAGGTTTTTTAAGTTTAGTAAACCAGTTGTTTTTAAATTTTGTTTTATTTCTTGTAGCCATTACTTTTTACCTTTTGGAAATATTTTTTTCATTTGTTTTTTTTCAATTCCACTTCCAAAAGTAGCTATGTCTTTTCCATAAATTTTTGGGTCTAGTTGTCTGATACGTTCGATCATTTCAGCTTTAGTTCTTGGTCGTTTCTTCTTACCAAGAAGTCCTAATCCCCTTTTAGCTATCCCAATTCCAGACATTACTTTTTACGTTTTTTAGTTTTAGCTTTTTTCTTCTTTTTGTTTTTTTTCTTTTTCTTAGCCATTATTTTATTTCTGCTCCTCCGCCTCTTAGAGCTTTACCTCTAGATTTAACGTGACCGCCTTTTTTAAGTTCTTTACGAATTCTATGTTTTTCGTCTCTTAAATTTCTTTTGCCTTTGCTAGTATATGCTTTTTCTGCATCTACTCGACCCAATTCTTCTAGTCTGTTTTCTCTTCTAGTGTTTGCCATTATTTTTTACCTTTTGATAATTGTTCTTTTGTTATACCTAATCTTTTTCTTTTTCTCTCAATATCCCCGGCTTGTTTAACAATAGAAGGCATAGTTTTCTTACCTCTTAGTTCTGATAAAACTTTAGTCGTATGAGGTCTACCAAATCTCTCAACACCAATAGCTGAAGATTTTTGTAAACCTTCAAACATCTTACGTGATTCTTTTAAACCACCTACACCAGGTTTAACAGATTTAATGGCACCTGTTTTACTTGGTCTAAGTCCTTTACCTCTTTTAAGAGCTCTACCAAATCCTCTTAATGCTTTTCCTACTATACTAGCCATAATTCCTACTTATTAATTTTTTGATTAGGTCTTTTGCCCCATTTGCCATAAGATTCATCTCTACGAGCTTTCATAGATTGTTTCTTACTGGATTCTTTTCCAGTACGCATTCCTAAAGATTCATCTTCTCTTGCTTTGTAGCCTTGTTTTTTTACTTTGCCACCTTTTTTCATAGCAGATTTTCCACCGAATCTAGATTTATAGGGTCTTGTTCCGAAATCGTTTCTCATGTTTGTCTCCTTGTGTAATTGTTAATACAATTAGTTATAAAAAGCAATACTATTTCTTGCCTCCGCCATTACGGAATACCTGAGTTCCCTTAATGCCAAAAACGCTCGCCACGACGAGAATCCATAAATTTGTGAACCATTTTGGCAGGTTCGAAAAGTACTCAAAAAAGATATCTATCTTCTGCATAGCCGCCGGATCCTCTGTCCACACCGACCAAGCGAGCACAATTATCGGGAGCGTAAGTATCGCCAAAACGATCTCGTCCTTGTAGTCGTTTTGCCGGGCTTCTAGAAGCTTGCCCTGGTAAGATTCCTCGCCTCGCGCCATGCGCTCGGCATGCATAAGCTGCGCGTCAGACATAGCCATCTTCGTCTTTTGACGATTAGCATATATCTTGCTTCCAGCTTGTAAAGCAATTTTCGCTAGACCGAACCAAGCCATATTAGTACCAAGTAGCTGTTTGTTTTCTTGGTTTGGTAGCCGTACCTTTTCCTCCAGTACCTTGAATGGTAACTTTGTCTCCTTGAGCGATATAAACGCCTTTTCCTCTAAAACTTGATTTACCTTTTGGGTCTATATGCAAGTTTTGTGGAGGAATAGGAAGTTTATCCGTCTTCGTTGTGGAAACTTTACCTTTTCTACCAACTGTTATTTTATTTTTATCCATAATTTTCCTCTTTTTTAGTTGTATACTACCTTTTCGGACCTTTCAAGGTCTTTACATCTCTTGCTTTCATTCTATCTGACTTCAATTTAACTTGAGCTTGAAGCATAGCCTTGTCCATAGAAGTATCAGCTCTTAATTGAGCTAAATCTTCGTTTTGTTCAAGTTTGTCATCCGTAATTTCTCTATTTTGGACTAATTTCGCCTTATCTAGGTTAATTCTAGCTTCCCTTTCTTGTTCTTTACGTTGAGTCTCCATTGCTTTTAAGTCAACTTCTCTTGATTTAAGCTTCAATAACGGATCATGATCAAATTGAGACGTGATTCTCTTCTCTTCCTTCATGAATTCTTCCGTCATTTCAGCAATTAAAATCGCTTTTCTTGCTTCTACCTTCTGAGAAATCTCTTGAAGTTGCATTTTTGCTTGAGGATTCATTGTTGCCTGCTGTTGTAGTTGTGGCAATATCTGCAATTCATCCCTAAACTCCAACTGAATCTGTTCCTGAGCCATTAATGAAATATGCTCTAAACAATTCTTCTGTAAAGCAGCCATAACCGGTGGATTATTTCTCACCATGTTCGTTGCCATGAAATTTAAGTGTGATGTGATGTGCGCTCGGTGGTCTTGACCAGGAAATGCTTGAAAAGGCTTTTGACCTAGAGCATCAATATTTTCCAAAGCCGGATCCTTTGGTAAAGGAGGCGGCGGTGGAGGTAATACCTGATCAATATTCTTGACCCCGATTGCTTCATACATCTTACGATACGCTACATATAAATTATGCATCTGAGGATTCGACATCGCAAGTTGTAATTCTGTTTGTGCCATGGTTATTCGTTGAGACATAGAAAATATATTTGGATCCGCTACGGGTAGTACATCTATTCGGTCATCAAAGTCGGCTTGTTTAACATTTTTAGCAGCTCCAACAACATCATAAGGGTATTCGGGAGGTAAAAATGTTGCAAAAACTTTTGCTAATAATTTAAATTCTTGTTTCATACCTACATAGAGTCTTTTATGGATAGCACTCATAACTCTTGAGCCTCTTTCCAATAAAGCAATGGTTGTTCCTACCGCTGCACTTTGGTTTCCTTCACCCACTTGCATGTCAGCAATAGCCGCGAATCTTTGACCAGCGGATACCACAACACCCATAAGTTGTAATAATGTTTGTGATGGCTCTTTGTAAGGTAAATTAAAAAATGAATCTTTTAAATTTCCGCCTGGTGCATCCACATCTCTCCATTCCCCTGGCTGAATCGGTTGTGCATCATCTCTAACACGCACACCTCTTTGTTTAAATCCAGCAGGTAAATTAGATAATGTTCCTGCGTCTAATAATTGGCGGAGAGCAGCCGTTGCAGTTCTGCTCAAACCGCCAATCATGTGAATGAG